TCAATTCGCCGTGCTGTTCGGAAGGTATTCGCTCTTCGGAGGCGGACCGTATGTGCCGCCCTTCTCGGGTGCAGGGCCGGCCGGGACTCCCCAGGCAGAGCCGGTCGGGGCTCCTCGCGAAGGTCCGAGACCCCCTTCGCGCGCCAAAACCCACTTGGACCAGTCAGTGGGCTCGGGAACAGTGCCGGTCAGAGCCCATTGCTCGAATTCGTCATCGGGGATTTCAACGTCACTGTATTTGGCGAGCGAGCGCAGCGCGAATTTGCGCCCGTTTAGCGAGGTGTCCTGGTTCTCACCGCTCAGGATGGACAGGGAAATTCGAACCATCTCGATATCCAGAGAGCGGTCGGTGTTCCAATAGGTGTAAGTTGCTGCAATCGTCGTCGCGATCGATGTTATCAGCGCCGTGATGACCGATACGGCAAATGTCTGCCAGCTCATGTTCATGCCCTCCTGCGCCCCGCGTCCATTAACGGGCACGGGGCGAAGGGCGTCAACTAGGGAGAGGAGATGATCAGCTCTCTCGCTTTCGTTCCGCGGCCGCCAGTGATCGTGTAGAGCAGTTCGACAGCCTCGATCGTTGCCCAGGCAAACATCTCCCGGACCTCCGGCACATCATTTATCGAGAGGATGAAGCGGCCCTTGAGCCCCCTTAAAGCGTCTGACAGAAGGTCGAACTGGTCGCGGGAGAACAGCGCCCGTCCGTAGTCGCTTTCCGACCCCCAATATGGTGGGTCGAGGTAGAACAGCGTCTCGGGGCGATCGTAGCGGGCGATGAAATCCTGCCAGTCGAGGTTCTCGATGACGACGCCGGCAAGTCGCTCATGCGCTTCATCCAGCAATGGAGCCAGGCGAGCAAGGTTGAACCCGGCGGCAGAGCGCGGGTCGACGCCGAAGTTCTGACCGGCCACCTTGCCGCCGAAAGCGGTGCGCTGGAGATAGAGGAACCGTCCGGCGCGTTCGAGATCGGTCAGGGTAGCCGGATCGCTGGCCTTCAGCCGCTCGAATTCTGTCCGCGACGTGATCTGGAAACGAAGCGTTTCCATGAATTGCGGATAGTGCCGCTGAAGGATGCGGAAGAGATTGGTCACCTCGCCGTTGCGGTCGTTGATGACCTCGGCCGGCGGCTTCGACGGGCGCCTGAAGAACACGCCGCCCATGCCGACAAACGGCTCAGCATAGGTTCGGTGTGGCACGGCCGCGATCCGTTCAACCAGGCGCGCGGCGAGCCGCCGCTTGCCTCCGATGTAGCCCGCCACCGGGCTGACAGGCCGAACGGCTGTGAATTCAGTGTCGATCTGCATTTCTGACTTTCAAGGAATCAGTCACGGTCCGAGCTGCCCTTCGGGGCAGCGGACGGGACGGTTATCTTCCAATGCTGTCGGGCGGGTCCTGGTCGCCAAACTGAGGCCCGCCTACCGGGAATTGACCCGGCCGTCCGTCACCAGCGCCCTGTCACTCTCCTTTCCCGCTCTCCGGCGCTTCGAGCGAAATCGAGGTCATGTAGGTCTTGTCGAAGGTGTGATCGACGCCGGAGCATCGCCACATGCCGTTGCCCTCCGGGCGGAATCCGGTGGTATTGATCGGCTGGTCGGCCATCACCTCAGGCCGGCCGGCCAGGTCGATGGAGCCGGAACCCGTGGCCCGCGCCAGCCGGTCGCCTTCAGCTTTCGCTGCATGCTTCGCCTCGGCCTTGCCAGGCAGAAGGTTTCGAAGCCGCTTAACGGGGCCTTCAAGGCCCGTTGAATGCCTCTCGAACTTCACCTCTCCGCTGGCACGATCGAGCCAGCCGCCCTCGGTCTTGCCATAGAGGGGGCGCGGCTCGCCGGAAAAGCTCCAGCTCTCGCATTCGCTGCGATCGATGGTAATTGACGGCAGCTCACCGCGCGGAACGAAGAGGAACTTGTTGTCCTTGACCGAAAACAGCGCGCCGGTGCGATCCGCCATCCGGGTGAGGAAATCCACTGTCGACTGCTCATAGCGCGCCACATAGGGCAGCTGCAGGCCGGCAAACTCACCCGCGACCTTCGCCTGGTAGCCGTGCCGGCCGGCCAGCTGCTGGACGATCGCGCCGAGCGTCATGTCGTCGAAATTCTCCGAAACCGGCTCCTTCACATCCGAACGCATGTCGGCTGCACGGCCCGAGAGCGTGACAAGCTCGCCGCCTTCGCCGCCCCCGAACGACCACTTCTCGTAGGTGAAGCGGCCCATCTTCCAGCTGCCGGCATCGCGAAAGCCGAACTTGACGACCAGGATCGCGCCCTTGGCCGGTATCTGGATTTCATTGTTGGCGTCATCGAAGGTGAGTTCCACCGTGTCGCCGTCCTGGCCGGGAGCGTCGTGGATGGTCGCCTTGTTCAGCCGCTGATAGAAGACGCCGCTGACCGGCCGGCCGTTGACCGAAACCTCAATGAAGGGCCGCGTGCGATCAGTCATCGTCCCACAGCCGCTTCGCCGGCACGCTGGTCTGAATGACGAATTCCGGCAGCTTCACCACAGTGCCGCGCGGCAGGATCAGGCCAAGATCGGCGAGGCCGGGATTGGCCTCGAAAGTCGCCTCGACATAGCCTTTGATCTTGCCGGCCATGCGCCGATCGCCGAGCGCGGAAAGCGCATGCTCGAAACAAACGAGATCGAGCGTGGCGTCCTCGGCGCGCACTGTCGCAATCGCGGCTGGAATAATCCGCGCGCTCATCCGAACAGTCCTATCGGCTTGCCGCCACCGCCCGATGGCGCGACGTCGATGGAATATTCCAGACGCCGGCCTCGGCCGGCGATGTCGATATAGGTCTGTGTGTCGCTGGCCTTCAGGATGACCACCTGGCCCAGCACGCGCGCGGCGAAGCCCGCCACGCCGGCCCAGCCCAGCATCATGACCGGCAGCGCCGCTCTTGCCGTGATGCGGACAGCTTCCAGTTCCTCGCGGCCGCCCAACTCTTCCGGGAAGAGCAGGCCGGATATGACGATCGGGTCTTCGCCATAGCCGGTGAACTGGCGGCCGGGACGGCCGCCGAAACGCGCGATGGCCGGCCATTTGACCTCAACCTCGGTCACCAGCTTCTGGTAATTGAGCGGGGCAATCTCGAAAATGTGGGGACCAAGCGCGAGCAGCGGCATCACTCAGTCCCTCCGTGAAGCGCCGCCGTCTTGGCCGCGCTGATCGCGCCTGACAGGCCACCGCCGACCCCGACATTCACCCGGGCCTTGCTGATGACGGCTACGGCCGCGTTGCCGAACGCATTGCCGGCAGCTGCCGCGCCGGCATTCAGTCTTTCGGACGCGGCCCCGCCGAGCTTGTCGCCGGCCACCCCCGCGCCGCTGATCACCTGGTCGGCAACATCCTTGCCGGAGCCGAAGAGGTCATCCCAGGCATTGTTGATCCAGCCACGCACACCACCTCCAGCGGCCGCCGCAGTCGGGTCATCCTTGCCGCTGATCGTATCGCTCACGCCATCGACCAGGCCGCCGCCCTTTTCGATCAGCCAGGACAGCCAGGCTGGCGGTTCCGGCCAGTCGATCGACATCGTGAAGTTGAACAAGTCCTGCACCGGCTTGATCATGTTCGACAGATGATCCTTGATTCCCTGCACCAGACGCTCCGCCATGCGCCGGCCGGCATCGTAATAGGCGCCCTTCTCGTCGTCGGTGAGCGTGTCACGCGAGAAGAAGCCAGATATCCAGCCACCAAACTCATCAATTGCTGCGCGCGCGGTATCGACCCATGCCGTCACATCGACCAGGCGTCGGGCAGCATTGAAGACAAGACCGAAGCCTGCCGCGAGCTGCGAGGTATCAACGCCTGCAAGCTCAGAGGCCTTGATTCCGAACTCGCCGATCTGCGACATGACCTCGGCAAGCGGTTGCGAGAGCTCTAGGAGCACCGATGCAAAGCCGGACGTGAAGGACGATATCGCGTCCCAGTATTTCCACAGCGCGAAGGCCGCTGCCGCGAGTGCCGCAATCACTGCCCAAACAGGCGCAGTGATGCCGGCGAGCACCGTCACCAAGCCGCCAGCCGCCCATGCGAGGCCCGATACGACCATCCACAGCAACCGACCGCTAACCGCTAGGGCGCGCCATCCAGTGCCGACATTGCGACCGGACTTGTCAAACATAGCGAGCAATCGAACGACCGCGAGCAGCCCAACCCGCGTACCGGCAAAGGCCCACGCGGCGAGCCGCGATGCGACTGATAATGCCATCAGTGCCGCCACAGCTTGAACGGCCGTTGCGGTCAGCTCTGGGTTCGCCGCTGCGAAAGCGGCCATCTTGTCGAGCACGCCGCCGATCGCATCTGCGGCTTCCAGCGCGGCCGGCAGCAGTTGATCGCCGAGCACGATTGCCATGCGGGAGAGTTTGTTGGTGAGAAGCTCCCAGCGTTTCTCCGCACCGGCAGCCTGCTTCGCCGCTTCCTCTACAGCGGAGCCCGCATAGCTTGCCCGATCGGCCACCAGGTCGAAGGCAGCACGTAGAAGCTCTGGATTGCCCAGGAACTTCGCGAAATCGTCGGCGAAGTCGCGGCCGACAATGTCGATCAGCGCCTGCATGCCGTTCTTATGGGTCGCCAACGTATTGAAAAGCGATTCCAGTGCGGCCGGGGCATCCTCCTCTAGCGCCTGCAGGAAGGCTCTGCGGTTCATGCCGATCGACTTGAACGCGCCATCGACCTCCTTGCCACCGGAGAGAATGCGCGTCGCCATGGCTGTGAACCCACGGCCTGCTGTCTCTGGGACAATGCCGGCGGCGATCATCGCCGCGCCGACCGCGGCCGTCTGCGTGGCCGTCAGTTCGAAAATTGCTGCGGCGCCGGCCGCGCGGTTAGCAAAATCGGTGATCTGCTCCGCCTTCGCCGCCATGTTGTTCGACAGGTGATTGGTGGCGTCGCCTAGATCCTCGATACCATCCTGCGTGAGCTTGTAGACGTTGCGCAGCTTGGCGAAGCGGTCACCGATCTCCTGGCCGGCCATGTCGAAGGCGACGGCAGCGTTGGCGACATAGGTCGTAAAGGCTTCCAGTTCTTCCTGCGGCACACCGCCCTGGGCGGCCTCGGCCATCAGCTCGACGACATCGCGGGCGGCGATCGGGATAAGCGCACTGGTCTCCAGCGCGTAGCGGCGCAGTGCCAAGAGGCGATCGACAGGAGCGTCGAGCACCTTTTCCAGCCCCTTCATGGCCTGATCGAATTGGCCGGCCATCTTCAGAGGCGCGGCAAGGGCAAGCCCGGTTCCAACTGCGCCAATCAGCCGCGAGCGCGCGCGAGAGAGCGCGGCTTCCGCATTGCGCGTTGCGGTCTCGATGTTTTCGACGGAGAAGCCATCGCGAATGGCCCGATTGAAGCCGCGCTTCATCTCGCCAGCCATGTCGCCAACGCCCTTCAAGGCGTCACGCACCTTGCCGGCCGGGCCGGTGACCTGATCGATCAGCCTGATGAGGAGCGAAGCTTCCATCGGTCCTGCTACTCAGCCCGCGCAGCGCGGGTCATGCGCTTCATGGCGTCGTGGAAAGCGAGGAAGTCGCCCCAGTCCATGGCGTCGATTTCGGACGGCGGCCAGCGGTAGAAGACCGCCAGCTCCGCCGCTAGGTCGTGGAAACGAAGGACTGGAGCGACGGAAAAAAATCGGCGAAGCCCTTTGCGACCTCGATCAGATCGGCAACATCCAGCTCGTCGATGACTTCCGGTTCCTCGTTGCACATGTCGGCGACGATGGCCGTGAAGGCATCGAGGTTCTCGATCGTCACCAGCCGCTTTGCGAGGTCGGCCGCGATCTTCGCCTTGTCCAGCTGACCGACCTCGCCATCCGGCGCTTCGGCGATCATCTGCAGCAGGTCGGCGCCGCAGATGGCCGCCAGTTGCTTGGCGTGGCGTGTCTTCGGCCGGCGCATCACCAGCAGGTCGCGCTTGGCGTCCCTGCCGTCGCTGCCCTTCACCGGGATTGGGAAGGACAGCGGAATTTTGACCTCGTGAACAGCTCCGCTCATCTCACTCACCCGAACAGCACGCGGCGGCGGCCTTCATTGACCGGCTCGAAATTGCGGATGTCCCAGCCGCCCTTCTTGAAGTTGAAGCGGTGCATGACGCGGGCGTCCCAGTATTCGGTGTAGGACCAGATCGACTTGATCTCGTGATCGTAGCCGGTGGCCTTGCCGCCCTTCAGCTCCTCGCCTTCGAGCTTGGACAGCCGGCCGAGCACATCGATCGCATGCTCGTGCTCGGTACCGTCTTCTTCGGACACGACCAGCTTCTTGCCGGTGAAGTTGTTCCTGACACCAGGTGCGCCGCCGAACAGGCCGATGGTTTCGGGCGTGTGGCTCTTCAGCTTGAACTTCAGCTCCAGCGCCTTCACGCCGAGGCCGGCGATTTCCAACTCCATGTCAGAGCCGCCCGGCTGAAAGGTCTCGGTGATTTCCTCCAGCGTCGGCAGCGCCATCGTGTCGATGTCGAGGGCGAGATTGGTGTCGTCGTTCACGTAGAGCGTGAACCCGCGGACAATACGAAGCGTCATGGTTCAGCTCCCTTACGCGGCCAGGTAGTCGGCGATGGTGCCGCCGAACTCGACCGAGATGCGCCGCTGGATGTCTGCGGCCAGATTGTCGAAGTAGCGCTCGTTGCGACGCGAACCGAAGATCAGGTCTTCGAGCGGTGGCGTCTCTTCCGCGTCGAACTCGATGCGCAGCTTGCCGGCCTTCAGCGATGCGTTGGTGTTGAAGTCCCGGTCCCAGAAGGCACGGCCTCCGAGGATCGCGCCGGCCGCCGTCAGCTCGTCGAGGAAGGTCTGCAACGAGCGCATGATCGCCAGCACGTGCTGGCTGGTCATGTTCTCGTCGTTTGCCCAGGGCCGGAAGGAACCGACGATCGCCTTCTCGATCGTGGCACGGGTGCGCACCACGTTGATGAACTGCCACAGCGGGTCTTCCGAGGCGCTGCGGTTGCCCCACAGAATGCGGCCGTTCGGCGAGAACTGGCCGCCCGGTCCCTGCACCAGGCGCGAAGGGATGAAGGTAGCGATGCCGTTCTCGTTGAGGAGGTTGGCCTCGTGGTCCAACTCGCCATCGAAATAGGAGATCGGCCGTGCCGTGCCGAGGATACCGCCAACCTCCTGGTTAGAAGGTGACCAGTAGGGTCCGCCTTTCTGCTTGTCCTTCTTGACAAACATGGCGGCGGCATAGGGGCTGGCCGGTACCGCGACGATGTCTTCCCCCGACAAGATGCGAACGAAGGGGTCGACCAGATAGGTGTAGCGATTGTCAAAGTCTGCCCGGTAGGCAAGGCTGGCATCACTGTCGGCGCCGCCAGTGTCAAAGACCGTGACCGCCTTCAGCTTCGCGCCGACCTGTTCACAGGCGTCGGCGTAAGGGTTCTTGGCGTTGTCGATGCGGCCGGCTGCCCTGCCGCCACCGATGATGATATCTGGCTCCACACCGACATGGCCGCGCGCATAGGACAGCGCGTGAACGCCGGTCATCGATGCCGCCGAACCGACCAAGTTTGCCAGCTCCTCGGCAGCCTTGTCGCCCGGATCGGCTTCGGTCGAATGCGCGACGCGCGCCACGACAAGTCGGCCTTCGATGCCCTGCGCCTTGATGGCGTTGACCTGGCGTACTGCCTCGTTGCCGGGCGTGTTGCCGAGCAGCGCCACCTTTTCGGTGTCGTGGGTGAAGAGCAGCACCGGTTCGTCAAGAGGGAAGGCGTCGTTGTCAGCAGTGGAATCGATGAAGTTCAGCGCTGCCGTTGACGTATCGGCGACCTCGATCGGGCGCGGCTCGGAGCCAGCATCGATGACGCGGACCCCATGGTTGAAACCAGAAATGGGCATGAACGGAGTGCTCCAAGGCCGTTTGAAGAGGGCTTGAAGCGTGGATACGCGCGCGCGCCAGGCTGCATGAGCCTGACAGTGTCAGGGGTTAGGTCGCCATCGCCTTGGCGGCGGCACCGATGATCTGACCTACGGTTTCACTTATAGCGGCTCGGCCCGCCTCCGTACCTGCCGATTTCGCAGCGCCGCTCAAGGTGGCTCCGAGGGATTCGCCGTTAAGGCTGTCAGGAGTGGCGTTCATTATCGTCAGAGCCTTTGCCGTCAGGACCGATTCCCTGAACGTGCCTGTCCGAATAAATCCCTCTTCACTCAACCAGCGAATCGTTGCGTCGACGAAGTCAACCAGCGCCCTGCCGCTCGGAAGTGCCTCGTATGGCTCTCCAACGGTTGGCATCCATGGTTCATCACCCTCCTGCACTTCGAGAGCTTTCAGCCCCATGGCGTCAGCGATGGCTTCCACTCTTATCGGAGAGGGCGTCGGAAAGGACTGGTACAGCTGATCAAAGATCAGGCCTGTCACCGTATTGAAATCAGAGATAGCTTCAGACATTTGCCGCAACTCCGCCACGCTGGAAAGTAACCGTGGGCCGGCATAAATCCAAGAGCGATCACGGCCAGTGGCTGTCGTCTGCAAAGTCGTCGGGGACTGGGTCCATAAGCTTGATCGCCCAGGAAGCGGAATACAGCCCTTGGACATAGGCCTTGCCTACGTTGACCAGTTCGATGACCTGGTCTGCCGAGAGCATGTGCTGGTTGTTTTCTGTATCGCGGAACGGGATGACGGCACCTGTCACGTTGGCGGCCTTGAGGTCGCGAGCCGTGTCCTTCAGTGCCAGCAGGTTGAGCTGAGTGGTCGGCCGACCATCGACCGGAATGTCGCCATAGCCTGTGATGGCGAAGGTCTTGCCCGCGAGGATGCGGCGTTCCCGTTCGGCATTGATATCAGAAGCGAGAGGCCCCAGCGGCCAGGCAGCCTCAATCTCGTTCAAAGTGGGTTTGCTCTGCACCTCGTCGCGCCATTCGAGGCCTTCATAGCTCTCGCCGGCGAGATACCAGCTTGCGCCGGGGCGAATCTGCTGCAGGATAGCAGGGATATCCATGGTTCACTCCTCCACGCCGACTTCAACGGCAACGATGGTTGAAGAGGCGCGCGCACCGTAGGGTTGATCCGGGTCGGCGACTGTTCGATTGACGTACACTGTGCTGTGGTAAGTCACCGTTGTGGTCGCGGCAGCTTGATATGTTTGCTCGTCGGTGCTCCCGGGCGTATCGACCGCGATCATTGCCACGTTTTCCATGCCGAAGACATGCCCGCCCGCGCCATCATCCCGTTTTCGGAATGCGGCGCCGCCTTGTAGCCGAGCGCCTAAAGCATCACCAACACCTATGGGGTTCGCACCTCTCTGCAGCCTGGTTACGAGTGTAAATGAGCCACCCGCGACGTTCGCATTGATGTTCAGCAAAGCGAGTACCAGCACTTTGGATGTCGCGCGTTTCGGCGAAATAGAGACCGCCAGGCCAAAGGTGGTAAAATCGTTGGTAGTCGACGAAAAGCTGGCTGTATCTGTCTTCGTGGCGGTCTTCACTTGCAAAACAGTGCCGCCGAGACCTATGGCCGCCTGAAGGGCTGCCGCGTTGGCTGCCGCCTTTAGCGACTTAACATACTCCGAGAAGCCGAGATTGCTTAGTGCAGCTGGCTTGTCCGCCAAAGCACCCAGATTGTCCGCTTTCTCTAGCCGGCCAGAGAGCGCTGTTGACAGCCCCGTCACTTCTCCGATCGCGTGCCCATGCGCGCCCATTGCCGCCGCCGCCGAGGCCGGTATCCAGCCGCCGCCCGACTTGATCAGCACATAGCCATCCGGCGCGGCGGCCGCTCCGGCGACATTCGACAGCCAGTCGAGGTCGAATGTCGCATTTGCCGCCATCTTGGCATTGAGCGCGTCCTGCAGGCCGGTGACGTTTTCGATCGTGTGGACGTGGTTGGTTGCAGCCTTGCCCGCAATCGCATCGGCATGGGCCTTGAACAGCGCGTCCACCTGATCGGTCGCCGCGGCGACGACATCAAAGGCCTCATCGACGTTTTCAGCTGGGTCGGCCAGCCGGTCCGGCTTCGGGAAGTTGAAGTTGACAGTGAGATTGGCCACGTCCTGTGCTCCTACTTCTTCGCCGCGCCGAGATTACCGACGATCAGCCTGGCGGCAGCGCCACCGGTGCCGGTAATGCGCAGCCGGCCTTGCACGGCCGTGATGTTCGCAGCGGCGTATTTGCGGTCGGTCCAGAGCGGAAAGGCGAGCTGGTCTGTCTCATCGAGGGGCATCGGCTGCCAGTTGTCGTCGGCCGCGTCATATTCGACGGTGAGCGTCGCGCCGCCCGGCAGGAAGGCATAAAGGTAAGCCGACAGGTCGACATCCGCGCCCAGAGCAAAAGCTCTGGAGACATAGGTGAACTCATCGGCAATGTTGCCGGCCAGAAGCTCGACCGGGGCGTAGAGCACGGGTGACAGTTTTTCGGTGCCTCGCAGTACCGCCCGGAATTCCACCGTCTCGGTGATATGCTCGTTGAGCTGGAGCACCTGGTCGGGGAGAAGCCGCCAGATCGTTCCGTTGGTGCGCTCGATCTCGAAGACGACGCTGCATTCCGATGAAGGCAGATCGACGGCGGCACGCACCTGAAGGTCCGATGTATCGACCAGGTCGATTTCGCCGAGGTCGACCACCTTCTCGGTGACCGGGTAGCGCGCCGCAACCAGGCGGAAGGCGAGCGCTTCGTCCTGATGGAAGGTCCACTGGACGGCGTTGACTGAGGAAGCGCGCGGCCCGACCGGGTAAGGGTGCGCAGTCACCCATTGCTGTTTGTCGGCATCGAAGCTGCCGAGCGCGGCGGCGGATATCGAGTGGTCTGGATCGTCTGTCTTGACCACGAAGGCATGTTGCCTGGACGCCGGCGTGGTCACCGGGAAATTGTAGCGCGCCTCGATCCAGCCTTCCTCGGCAGCCGACATATCAACGAAGGCTTCCGCCATCGGGCTGGGCACCGGGATCGAATTTTCTACCTCGACCTGGTGAACGACGATCGCGTCGGTTGGCTCGCCGATCGCGCAGAGATGAAAGTCCACGCCAACCAGCTGGCGTAGCTCCGGCATAGTGAAAATTTGCGCCTGCGGGTCCGACCCGCCGAAGCCACCGAAGCCGTTTGCATCCCGATCCAGCCAGCCGCCGCCACCGCCCCACATCGCAACCACCGGCGGCGCGGTCCAGCGCTCGATCGTCGTAACACGGCGCATCGTGTCGATCGTGATTGTGCCTGCCCCCGTAAACTGCGCCTGCGCCCAGGTGCCGCCCTGTCCCTCGGCACGGATCACCTTGGTGCCGGCCGGCACATTGGCGGGGATGGTGAAGCTGTCGGAAATGACGCCGGCACCATCCGCCTGGATTTCGCCCGCCGGCTTCACGTCGATGCCGTCGAAGGTCAGCACGTCGAGTATTTCGCCGGCACCAAAGCCGCGAATGGTGAAAGCGACATCGATTTGGCGCAGGAATTGCGCGGCCTCCCTTCGCCTGGCGGCAAGCTGGGTCGTCGTGGAAGAAGTCTGAAGCGGGGAGCCGGCCTGCGCGACGCCGCGGTTGAACTCAAGCGTCGTCGGTGACGCCCATTCGACCTGGCTGGCCGTCCAGAAATCCGTTGCCGGCGTGAGCGCCAGCGCACCCGGCAGCGGCGTGAAGTTCTGGTACGGGTTGATCTCGGTGCAAAGCGTCTTCAGGTCTTGCTCGACCAGCACCTCTTCCTCATGGTCAAGCATGACCGGCGTGGCGAGATCGCCGAAATGAACGGTCACTTCGATTGGCAGTTGCAACATGCCGTCGCCGACCACGCCGGTCTGCGCTTCACCCGCATCGCGCATGCTGTCATCGACCAGCGAATCCACGAACATGTCACGGTGCGCTGTCGGGTCGCGCGCGTCGATCCCCGACTTGATGCGCTCCAGCTGAAGCAGGCGCGAATGGTCCTCCAGCATGTCGAAGAACCGCCACATCGTTTCCCAGTCGATCGACTTCACCCGGCTGTTGGTGACATGCGGAGCAGCCATCCAGTCATTGCGAATGTCGGCAAGCGGAAGAAGCTGGCTGGGCGGCACGGGCGGCCAGGGATTTGCAGCAGCCGAAACGCCCTTCACATAGACCGGCTGGCCGGCTTCGTTGATGCAGAGCCGGTCGATGCGTGGCAGCTTCCAGGTATAGGCGACGATGATGTCACCGCCATCAGCACCGCCGGAAACCGTAATTTCGCGATCGTCAAAGGCGTCAGCCTCGACGCTGTCGCGGTAGCGGTAGGTGACGTTGTAGCTCGACCCTCCGGCTGGTTCGGCACCGGCGGGCGCCCAGTCGACGCTATTGCCCGTGCGAACATAGTCGGCCCCCTCCACATAGGTGGTCGCGTCCTGCACAACTTCGACAATCTCAATGACCGAAGTGTCGGGCAGGCCATCTGGCCCGTGGGCAATAGCACCGCGGGTCACGGCGACAGTCTTTTCCTTGGTGAGCAGGATCGAAGTGATTTCGTCGATCGGGAACTGATCGACGGCGAAGGTGTGATCGGCCCCGCCAGGGTAGATGTGGGTCTCGCCGGGCACGGCACCCACGTCCCAATCCTCCGGCTCGGCATGCCGTAGAGAGGCAAAGCGGGTGATCTTGAAGCCGTTGATGTTGGCCTCGCCCTGGCCGACCGAAAACACCTGCGCGCCGGCCGAAGCGCCGAGCGCCGTCACCTCGCAGCCTTTGACGATGTAGTGGCCGTGTGGCCGATCATAGAGCGCCAGGCCCTGCATGATGCCGTCAAGCGCCGGTGGCGGCGTCTGGTCGAGGATGGTCCCGTCCTGGAGCAGATAGACCGGGTGATAGGCGCCTTCTCCTTCGTCACCCTCTATGGCCCAGCTGATAGTGTGAACTTCGCGGGCCGCACCCGGCTCCAGCTCGGCGTCGGAGCCGGGAACCAGGCCGTGAAGTGTCTGATCGTGCTCCGCCGTGATCCAGCTTTTGACCAGCCGCACGCCGATGGTTGTGCGCCCCACCATGGGCACGCCGACAAGCACAGCGGCCGCCACAGGAAGCACGTCGCCGCTGACATAGATTTCACCTGCTGTGAGCGTGACCGTGCCGGCGTCAGTATCGACCAGAGCGTCAGCGCCTTTATAGCGGTCGCCGTCGCTGGCAATCAGCCTGCCAAGACGGGCCTGGCGGGCGCGCGTGACAGTCTGAAGCTCGGTCAACTCGGCGGCCTGGATGAGCGGCCGGCGGCCATGGAAGACGAGGCCCTGCCATTCTGGGTGCGCCTTTGCCCGATCGAATGCCAGCGGCAGGCCGCTCTCATGTTCATGCGCCATCAGAACCTCACCAAGAATTTGAAACGGTCTCGTACAGTCTTGCGAAGCGGAACCGAGATATCGGTGACCGCGAACTCCACACCGCCGGAAAGATCGCCGGGTTGCAGCCAGAGCCGGCCGGGCGGCACGCCTTCAGCCCGGTCGGGATCAACCAGCAGCGCCACCTCCGCCACGTCGACCGCATCGGCATTTTCGAAATCGGTCATGGCCTCGACATAGAGGCGGCTGCCGCCGGGTGTCGGCTCGTAGTCGGTTCCGGCGAATGAATATGCGCCGCCGAAGCTGGCGTTCACCGGACGCACCGCCCGGCACCTCCGGTAGCCGATCGTCGCGCCTTCAATGTCACGCAAGGCGAGATAGATCGGCCGCGCGGCGAACCAGCCGGCTAGCAAAGCGCGGCGCTGGACTTCGGCGCTTGCCGCCCAGGGGAATGTTGCATCGATCCATGGATAGGTCATCTCGACCCATGCAAGCGGATCGCCTTCGACCGGTTCCAGCCAGTTGCCCAGCGCCGCGCCTTCTGTCTCGGTGTAGAGGTGATCGATCTCGTGGGTTCGGCCGAAGGACCAGATTGCGCCCTCCGGGAAATGCCGCGTGCCTAGCGTTGCCTTGATACCGCTCGACCAGTCGAGCATGGCGTTGTCGAGACGCGAATACTCGCCCTCCAGCGCGCGGACATCGTAGCCATGGACGCCGCGGCGGAACTTTGAGCGCATCGGCACCGACAATGAGGCAATGCCCTCGATACGCTCAAGCAGCGGATCGTCATTGGCAGGCAGCTCGGTGAAGATCAGGCTGAAGGCGTTCCAGAAATTGCGCTCGGTCGGGTTTTCTTCAAGCTCCGCTTCGTAGCCGAGCCATGACAGGCCGAGATCGATCGCCGGTTTTGTTCCGCGCAGCTCCTGCCAGGCACGCCCCTGATCGATCAGTTCGTAGGGGTTGGGCAGATAGATCGCCAGCTCGCGCAGCCCGTACTCATAGTGCAGGAACGGCAGGAAGGCCGGCGGGCGGACGATCAGCTTGGCGCGCTTGACGTTGGGCACCGCCTCCTCGATCGCCGGCCGGTAGCCGGCCGCGTCGGCAACGGCGCGCTCCCATGCGGTGGAATTGATGGGCAGCAGATCGGCGCTCATCAATAGGCCCGCCCCTTGAATATCAGCGTTACGTCGCCGATTGCGATCGCCTGGTCGAACGGCGCTTCGACGGCGGCGGCCGGTGCCATGATTTCGACGCGCTGGACACCGCCACGCTGCAGCTGGGCCGACAACCAGGACAGTGTAAGATCACGGCCGAGCTTGCCGTCCTCTGCCCAGGCCATCCGCATTGCAGGTTCGATGGCATCGACATCGCTTGTCGGTGCATCAGGCAGGAGCCAGACATCGGCCGCAATATCGACCACCTGCTGCACAGCAGCCTTCGGCTCGATCGTGTCGTTGATCATGCGGTTGGAAGGGTCGTTGACCGCGCCATCAACGGCTGCAAGCAGCGCAGCATCAGCAACGCCATTGTTGTCGATCGACAGGACCGGCAGGTGAATGACCGGGCTGCGGCCAATCGTGTAGGCCACCACGTCCTTCACGCGAATGTCGGCCGACATGGCCAGGAACTCGATGCGAGGCGCGGTGCCGCCTGAATTGCGGTCGGCGTTCTTCAGTACGATGCGGTAGGCGTAGCGATCGTCATCCTCGCCGGCCATTCGGACCACGCTATGGAACGCGCCGAGTTGGTCGAGATCGGAACCGAGTGCAAAGGCTAGCAGATTGGCACGCACCGCTTCGTTGATGCGCTGCCGCAGGCGCGCATCGTCATAGGCAGCCCCCTGCAACTGGATGACCGCCGGGTCATATTCACTGGTCGAGACCGTGTATGGCAGCCCGGCCACGTCGAAATTGTTCTGCAGCCGCCCGACTTTCGCCGTGAGCAGCGCCTCGATGTCGATCTCTTCGATGATGGCGGGCGCCGGCAGGCCGGCATATTCGGGCGGCAGCCTGCTCATTGCACGAAGCCCTCAAGGGCAAACGACTGAGAACGGTCCTCGCGGATGGAGAAGTCGCCCAGATGCCCGAGCGGGAAATATTCGCCCGAAAGGATGAACATGAAGCGGCCGTTGCGGCCGCTGGCGGCAAGGTCGATGCCGGTCAGGTTGAAGCCGGGCTCGCCGCCATCCGGGTCGTTGAGTGCCTCGGCGATCGCGACATAGGCAGCGAGGATGGTGCCGGCGTCGGCGTTCTGATCCTGGAGCTCCGGCACCAGGCAGCCGAGATGGCGGCGAATGACGCGCGAGGCACGGCGCGTGGTCAGGCATTTGCCGATCGACTGGGCGCAATGGTCCCAGCCGGTCAGCACAGCGCCTGTCGAAGCGTCTATGCCCGCGCGTGTGCTCATTCGGCCGGCGTATCCGGTTTGGTCTGTTTGGTTTTCTTCGATGCCTGGCCGGGCCGGATGATCTCACCGGCGCGCAGGGCGTATTCGGCCTGCTCCTCGGTGAGCGCGATCTTCTTGCCGACGCCTGGCGAGCGCTGGCCGGCGACAAAAGCGCCGGCCATTTCGGTCACTTCAAAATCGGTTTTCTTCATCCTCAAGCCGTCCTTTCTCATTGCGGCACGCCGGTCTGCCCACCGCCCGGCATGACTTCGCCATGACGGTGGTCGTGACCGACATTCTTGGAATTGTGGGTGAGCGCGGCGCCCTCGGCGGCGATCTCGTCCGCGACCAAGCGCAGCTGGCCATCCTTGATGCGGATCGAAACGCCGCCATGGGCCAGAACGAATTCGTCTGGATCGTCGCCCGGCGCCGGCGCGTCTTCGGTGTAGCCGTCGCGGATCGCCAGCGACTGCGATCCGATCTCGCCATTGGGCGAAAGAAGCCGCATCGGGTCACCGACCTTGACCGGGAAGCGCGATCCTGTGCGACCGGCCATTTCCTGCACAAGCACTTTAGGCGACAGGAACGGCTTTCCAGTGCGGCTGTCGGGCGGGAGCAACTCCAGGCGGACATAGTCGCCATCGATCTCCCTGACCTTGCCGGACAACACCGTGGCCGCCGCCCGGCGGTTGAGATCGTCGATCGCCTTGAAGATGCCGCGGAACTCGGAAGTGACGCGCCGTAGTTCGGTCATCCCACTCATGCGCCTTCGCCTCCGCCACCGGCCAGCTCATCAAGGTCGACTTCCTCGTCGTTGACATAGAGCTCCTCGAGGACGTGGCCCTCGTCGAAGATGGTGGCCCCGAGCTGGCGCACTTCCTGGTTCCATTCGACCGCGATCAGCGACACCGCCCGCTGCTTCAGCTTGACGGTCAGCGCCGGCATGATCTCCACACCAGACGGTGCTCCGAGCCTCGTCAGGCCGAAAAGTTGCGAGGAGTGCAGAAGCACCGCGACCGCCTCGGCGATCGTCCAGCCGGCTGCGTCGCGGTCCTTGCCATCCGTGATGACGAAGGCGGCGCAGCTGAGCATTGCGTCTGCATGGCCTGACGCCGCGTTGGTCACCTTCGCCTTCAGCACGGCGACGCGCACTGCCGGCGTCTTGACCGATTCGCGCTCCAGCTCGTCGAGGTTGAAGCGGCCGAACTGCTCCTCGCATTCGCGCAGAAACGGCATGGCTGTGCTCACCGCGGCGACCACGGCGGCGCGATATTCGTTGATGCGGGCGATCGCATCGCTCATTGAACCAGCCTTTCAAGCCAGTCCTCGGCCGCCTCGACCACCTCGTTCTGGTTGTCGGCCGACAGGCCGAGATAAGGCCTGGCCGGAATGTCGACCGAGCGGGCGAAGACCAGCTGATTGCCCATCTGAAAGACCAGGGCTTTCGCATTCTTCGGGCGGATGGTTCCGCCGTCCTGATGAATGCGCGCATAGACCAGGCCGGAGCCGACCTGGACGCTGTCCTCGCCGGCCGCATAGTCGATGGAACGTGACAGGGCGCCGGACTGAAAGAGGATCGACGTGCCGGCACGGTTCGGCTGCCAGGCTGCACCCGCTGGCGACGTCTTCTCCTGCTCGATGCGGCGGCGCGTCTGCTCCTGCACCAGCCGGCCAATGCCCTCCATCAGCTCGCCAGTCGGCGCTTCGGCGATGCCGTCGATCGTAAGCAGCGCCTCGGTCAGGCCGGTCTCGGTGATTTCGAGGGCGACGCCGCTCATGGCAATGTGCGCCGCGAAAAGATGCGGTCATTGGCGGAGAAGGCAGCGCCACCGGCCGAGCCATCCTCGCCGGTGCTGACCTTCGGCTCGTCCTGGCCGAGCCCGGCTTTGCCGTCCGCGATGCGCTCCAGCATCTTGATCGTCTGCTTGTAGCGCTCCTCGATCGTCTCGGTGAGCGCGGTGTGGCGGTTGGCAAGAATGTAGACGGCGATGTTGGCGGCCGGTGTCACCAGCGAGGCAGGCGCGGCTTCAAGCGGCAGCGGATAGCGCACCGACAAATAGACATCGATCTCATCACTAGCGGACTGGAGCGCACTTGCAACTGCGTCGGCGGGCTCGACATCTTCTGGCAAGATGCCAGTGACGAACCCTTCGCCCCAGACCTGCTCCAGCTGTGCCTGCGTGGCGTAGGGCATGGTCAGCCCTTTTCGCCGAGAAGCTCGACGCGATCCGGCTGGAACACGGCGCGGTTCACCGCCATGAAGCCCTGCTCGATCTGCGTGCGACCGATCGCCAGCCAGCGCTTGTCAATATCACCCTGCGCGGCAAGAGCGTCGAGCTGGCGCAGAACGCTCTCTTCGATCTGCTTGTTGGTGTTGACGATACTGATCTTGTCATCGCTCTGCGGCCGGTAGCCGAAGACGGGAAGGCCTGAGTGCTGTTTGTCGACTGACATGTTGCCTCGCGAGACATGTTCGGGCGGGCGGGCTTAGCCCCTACCTTCGAAGGTTCCCTGTCCGGCCGGAGCCGGGTCGATGGGTGCTGACGGCCTCGCGAGCCGGACCAGACCCGCCCCTCGGTTATTCTTCTATGAAGCCGCGGGCCTTCAGCCCGCGCACCTCGTCGGCAGGAAAGTCGGCCGGCAACGGATCACCGGGACGGTAGGTCTTGCCGCCCCAGCGCACCTCGGATTTGCAGGTGAGGCCGGCCTTTGCCTTGCCGGGCTTCTTTTTTTCGGTCTCTTCGGTCGGCGGAGCTTCGGCCAGCGTCGCGGCGGCGGCGACCCACTCGGCAGCAACCTCCGGGCTGGGCGCGATCTCCGCCAGCGCCTCGGCAGACGCCGCCGCAAGAGCCGCGTAAGTCGCAAATCCGGCTGCCACGAGCTTCTCGGCCGTGCCTTTGCCGATACCCTTGATCTTGGTCAGATCGTCCATCTTTGTCTCACTCCTGTTTCAAAGGCGGGTCTTGCGGCAGGGGCAGCAGCTGCCCCTCTCGAAAGACCCGGCCGCGCCCTCCGGGCTGGGGACGCGGCCGGGGTGAAATCGCCGACGGCAACAGACGGCGATTATCCGTGTCAGGCCACCGCGTCCGCGATCTGGTAGCCGAGGTCTTTGGCGCAGACCGTCTCGCGCACCTTCTCGCCAACGCGCACCCGCTCGCCGCCCTCAAGGCCGATATCCTTGTCCTCGATAGAGCCGGAGAGGCGCGTCCCGTATTCGGCGGTGAAGCCGAAGGTCATGACGCCATCGGTGGGCGCCTGCTTGGCGCGGTTGAGATAGAGCAGCTGGATCGACTTGCCCCACACGCGCGCTAGGTTCGGGTCCTGGCCGCGCGCGGCCAGGTTCACCTGCGACATGCCGATCAGCACGTTCTGCGCTTCGATCTCGAACAGTTCACCAAACTGCGCCTTGGTAATCGCGCCGTCCTCGGTGAGGCCACCCTTGACCGCCTTGATCAGCTTCGGGTGCCGCTTCACTTTCGACCAGACCGGCTGGCCCATGACGATGTGGTTGGGCCGGTAGACGAGTGTCTTGTCGAAACCCTCGTCGATGACCGCGAACGGGTCGGAGTTCTCGAAGTCGGAGAACTTCTGGTTGCCGACCAGGGCGATCTTGCGGCCGGCGACGTAGTTGTCGCTATCCTGAACGATCTCGGCGCAGCGAACCTCGCGGCCGAGATTGATCAGATCGGTCAACAGGCCGACAGATGCTGCACGCGGATCATAGGTCGAGCGCCGTTCTGCCCTGGCGCGCCGCGCCTCCTCCATATCGGAGTAGGGAATTTCGGTGTCCTGGCCGTAATCCTTGACCGAGCTGTCGCGTTCCTCGGCCTTGAACTCCACGCGGCCGACACGGCCTCGGCGGCCGACTTCGAGATCCGGCACGGAGAACGCCTGGCCGAGCGGCCATTCCTGCCATTTGAACTTCTCCGACAGGACCGGCACGGCCGGCAGCACCCGGTCGTTGATCAGGTACGCGTCTGGATTGCGGTAGGCGATCGCGATCGCCGTCAGCGTCGCGTCGACCGGAAAGGGGCGGTTGTGAGCCATCGTTGGTCCTTTTCAGTGGCTGACCGGCTACGCGGCCGCCGGGGTGGCGATCACGTGAGGCGCGATCTGGTAGGGGCCGACATCGCCATCGGCCGCGTCGCACATGGCGAAGCCGATGCAGCGGATGACGGAACCGGCAACGGGCACGGCCGCAACGGCCTTGCCGTTGGCGTCGGTGGTGAGCGGGGTGCCGAAATCGACATCGTCGCCGAACCGGACGGAAGACCAGCCGGCCACATCGATGTCGACCATGCCTCCCGTCTTGCCGCCCATCTCATCGGCAGCGCCAATGAGCAGCTCGGTTGGATCGGAAGCGACCTGGACCTGTTTGTCGGTGCCTTCGGCGGCCACGATCAGGAAGCCGGCGATGTCGGCGGCGCAGAGAAAGCTCTTCGTGAGGATCGGGGAAGTCACTTCGCGGTCTCCTTCTTGTCCGCTCCCGCCTTCACTTCGATGACCGCGGTTGCGGTATCGATGTTGCGGCCGGCGGCGCACTGTTCGTCCTGGTACTTGCGGGCACGGGCGGCGAGTGCGACCGGGTCTTCGTCGTCGGCGCCCGTGGTGGTAGCGGTCGACGTGTCCAGATCGGTCGGATCGCAGATGACCGGAAGCGTGGCCGCGAGCGCTTTGAAGCGTTCAAGTCCACCATCCGTCGCGCACATGGCACGGTAGGTTTCGCGAGAAGCCGGCGTGATCTTGCCGGCCGAGGCAGCCTCATCGAGTGCTGCGTCGATTTCGCGATCGGCGTCCTTCTTCTGCAGCGACGTGAGTGCTTTCTGGGTGTCGGCGAGCTGGGTCTTGAGCGCCGCCAGCTCGGCATCGCCGCCTTCCGTCTTGCCCTGGGCACGTGCGGTTGCCGTTTCCAGGTCGCCGGCCAGCTTGCTGATCGCAGCCAGTACGGCCGCTGCGTCCGCCTTTTCCGGGTCGAGCTTCAGCGCCTTGCAGAGTTCGGTCTGCTCGGTGCCGCGCGCGGTGATCGCGGCGAGGATGGCGGCTTCGTCCGCGTCCTCACCGAGGCCGAGCGCCTTGGCGATTGCCTTCATGTCGTTTTCCTCATTGGTTTTGGAAGTCTTTCGGCTCAGCGCCGTCATCACGAGCGCCGGGCGGTTGACCAGGCCAGCGCCGAGCAACCCCGAAACGCGCCCATCCTTGGTGTGATTGAAGGCTGGCGAAAGGTAGCGGTACTCGCGCTCCGCAATCATCTTGGCGGCACGGGCGGTCCACTCGACCTTGGCCCATACAGCACCGGCTCGATCATCCAACTCGATAATCCAGCCAGCTGCCGGCGCCTCCTGGCCGTTCTCAGCCAGAATGTCCTGGCCATGTTCGTAGTCGATCGCCAGCGGGCCATTGTTTGCCTGAAAGGAGGCAAGCACGGCGGCGGGATCAGCCGTCCACTTGCGGCCATCACGGGCCTGGATTTCGGGACCGGCCGGAAAGAGTTCGACCCAGTCGGGCGCGGCTTTCGCCTCGCTCGCCAGATCGGTGTTGAAAATCGCTGTTGCCGTCGCCTTCGTCATGGGCGACAAATTCACTGCTTCGCGTTCCGCATCCGCCCCTGACAGTGTCAGGGGAGCGGCTGATTGCCCCGGATGTTCACACCCGCTCCTCCCCGGCAGCTTGAACCTATCTCTAAAGGCTCTTGAAGGCCCCTAGAAGCGCAATCGAGGGGTGATCGCGTGTCACTGGCCGCAAACGCCGCCCGCGAGCTTGTGCGGCCGGTTTTTTCCGACGTGTATTTTCGGGAGATGTGAGCGCAAGGACGCACGCGCGGCCGCAGTTGCTCAGAGCGCGAACATGCATCATATTGCGAGCAGGCGCGAGCCAGTTCAACCGGGACGGTTTTTGCCGGACCCGTGCGGGAGTGACGCCCCGCCGTGCCTTTTCACCGCAACCGTCTGTCTGCCCGTTCTGCGCGCTCGATCATCTTGCGCGCTTCGTCCGCGTTCTTGCGATGGAAGCTTGTAAGCCACCATTCGTTTCGCACCGGCACGTTCTTCACAGCCGCGCGCCACCAGGTGCCGCCCGCTTCGCCGAGGAACAAGGCACTCGCATCACCTCGGATGATTGCCGCGGGCGCTGCAATGATGGCGAGTGCCGCGCGCAGATCATCGACTGTCAGACCGCGCCTGCCGGGGTGGTCGAGAATGTGCCTGGCACTGTCGGCCGACAACAGGACCGGACCCGACCGCCCGCCATAGATTTCGGCTACCGCCTCGCCGATCTGCGCGACCGGCATGTACGACATGGCCGGCGACTTGCCTTCGGCGAGCGCGCGAAACGCGGGAGAGCCGACGATGTCCTCGATTGCCACGCGCTGACGGTTGGCGGTCAGGCCGCCGAGCTTGCCGTGCAGAAACTCGGCGGCGTTCAAAGCGCGGTTCTTGCCCGGATTGGTGGCCCAGCCAGGATCGATGCCAAGCGGCACCATCTCTGTTTCCCCGCTGCGGCGGTTCTTCCAGGCGCGCATCACGATCTGCGGGCCTTCCATGCCGTCCGACCAGCCAAGCCGGCGCGCCTCGCGCTCCGATATCTGCCGCACACCGCACTGGCAGCCCCATCCGTTCGGCGGGTAATGAGTGTCCCACCATGGATCATCTACCGGAAGTACGATCCCCACCCAGCCTTCATGTTCCGGCCGGCGACGCTCGGCCTGGCTTAACGTGTAGAGGAGGAAGGGCAGGAAGCGCTTGTTGCGTTGCGTGCGATCCCATTCGCCAGCGGCATGGGCACTGCGCACGTTCGCCCAATAGATGGTTCTGAGCCGGCGCGGACTGCCAAGCTGCACGACGCGCGGCAAGCCGTCTCTCGGGTCCGCCTGGATGCCCTTTCCCCACCAACCCTTCTCCTGAAGGATCGGCGTGAGCTGCTTGGCGAACTGGTCGAAAGGTGTCCGGTTGACGATGGCGTCATCGACGGCCGCGCGGATGTCTTCCAGCACATCCTGCTCCATCGACTTGGCAACGGTCCAGGAAAAGGCGTGCTCATGCGGCGCGACATCGCGCCAATCGAAAGAAGGCAGCGATCGTTTCGAGCGGAAATAGCGGACAACTTCGTCCGGTGCAGTCGCAAATAGCTCGGCCACCGGCTCAGCTCCGGCCCTGGGCGATATCCCCGAGGCCGCGCGCCTTCATCAGCAGCTCAGCGATCCGCGCGGCCACGAGTTCTCCTGAAGAGCCGGTGCGCAGCTGCTCCAGTCCGGCGAGTAATTCTTCGTAGCTCGCCGATCGCGCGACGAGCTGGCGCAGCGGTTCCATCATCGGGTCCATGTCGCGCTGCCAGTGCGACAAGGCCTCCTCAACCAGAAGGTCAAGCTCGTCCTGGTCGCGCAGCTGCTCGGCCGCAAGGGCGTGATGCCCACCGCAATGCGGGCAGGCAGAAAGCCTTCGCGCCGCCGCCTTGTTGTCCTGGCTGCCTTCATCATCATCAAGGTTGTCGTTTTCCGCGCCTGGCTTGTTCGGTAGCTTGGGCTTAGACGACGCTGCGGGTTTGAGCAGCACGTCACCTTCGTCGGGGTCTTCGAAGCCGAGCCGTTCGCGCAGGCTCGCCATGCCGATTTCCATGCCCAGCGGAACCAGCGTCGAAACGATTTCTGCCAGTGCCTTAACGTCCTCGTTCTCGATGACCGGAATGACAACGGTTGGGTAGCGCTCCTGCGGCCCGAAATTCAGGTCAACGAACGGTCGGATTAGATCACGGTTGACAGCCACCGCCACTTGCCTGGCGTCGGCGCGGGCAATGTCGTGGCGTACGTTCTCATGGATTTTCGCCTGGGAAAGCGAAGCGCCGTCATCGGTCGACATAGTCTGGCCGAGCACCGCCTTCGACATCTGCTTGTCGAGATACTCGGCCATCCCGGAGAACAATCCGTTGCCGCTGCCGCTACCACCGCCCTTGGCTTCGATGAACTCGATCTCCATCTCCTTGGGGATGATCGCGGCTGCGTCGGTCGAGATATCGCGCACCGCTTTGAGCAAGACCCTTCTGTCGTCGTGGCTGGCCCCACGGCCGAAGCGACCGACGCGCAGCGGCATGCCGTAAACTTCCAGGAAGGCCATCCAGTCCTTCAGCGAATAGTGCTTGAACAGGAACGCCCATGCTGCGAGCCGCGCCAACCCGCCACGGATCGGCAGGCCGGACTTGCGTTTGGGCCGATGAATGGCGAACAGGAACGGTGGCAGATCGAGGCCATCGGCGGAACCTGGTGACTTCTTGCGAAGTGTACGACCGTCCACCTGGTCGAGCTGGAAGAAGCGTTGGTCACGCCATTTGTAAGCCTTCGGCCACCACTCACTGGCCGAACGTTGCCAAACCGTCTCGACAAGCGAATAGCCCTTGCCGAGCGCGTCAAGCAGGTCGGCGATCATGTCGTCGACGAACTCCGGCTCGGCAACCAGCTCGCCGACCACCTCTGCGATGCGCTTGGCGGTCGCGTCTTTACCGCCTTCAACCACGATCGGCTCTATTCCGGTGATGGCGAGCTTGCGTGTGCCGAGCACCGAACCGTAGTGCAGGTCGCGCTCCTCCATTTCCTCAGCCAGTACGAAGAACCGGTCGGGATAACCGCGCGCTGCCTGGCGCAGGATTTCGCCGAGCGCGATCGGGTCCATCGCCGTCGCTACGCTTTCGGTCCACACAGAGTTGATGGAAGCGCGCGTCGGTTCGGCGAACTCCTGGGTGAGCGATGTGAGCGAGACCGGTTTGCCCCACTGGTCGAGAAGCCGCGGTGTCGGTGCCATTCAGGAATTTCCTTTCGCCGGCCAGGTGCTGGCGCGAGTGCATTTGCGCAGAGCGACTTCAGCTGCCTTGCGGACTGAGCAGCCTTTGGCCCTGTAGTGCGCCTCCCAGGCGCGGCGGCGCCTGCATTCCTCGGCCGAACCGTATTCGTCGCAACCGAAGCTGGGCATCACCACAAGCCTCCGCGCAGGTCGGGGTTCAGCCCGCCGCTCGACGGCTGCTCGAACATGTCGACCCTGCCATCACGATCCGGTTCGACCGCTGACTGGTAGTCGAATTCTTCGAGATCGGCCCGACTGGCGTAGTGAGCGAGCGCGCCCGCGACCGCGCTGTCACCGTGACGCTCGAAACCATCCGCGCCTTTCACCTCGTGATCGTCGGGAACCTTGATGATGCCGTTGATGAACGAGAGCGCCTGGTGGTCGCGCAGAATGTCTTCGTCCCTGGGGAGAATGAAGCTGCGGTCGCCGATCGCTTCGGTGTAGGCAACCATCTCCGTTTTGTACCAGGCTTCGGACAGCTTCACTTCGACCACGGTCGAGCCGTATTTCTGGGCAGCCACTTCCGCCAGGTACGCCCCGTTGCCGGTTGCGTCGAGCGCGCCACCTGCCAGCCGCGGCAACCTGTTCACCACGTAGAACAGGATTTCTCTTTGCTGATCGAACGGCACGTTGCGCAGCTCAACGATGAAGCATGAGCGGCGCACAAGGTCTGTGCCGATTTCAACCGGCAGGATGACCGTGGCGTGGCCGGAGCGCGCAAAGTCCTCGCCGAAGACGTGGGCGCGGCGCGGATTGAGCTTTTCGAGAAGCGGCCGCAACTCCTTTTCGCAGAAGTCTTGTGCGTCTGCCGTGCGGACATGGGCAGGGGCGTTCTTGAAATCGTCGTCGCGAGCCCAGCGCACGGTTGGAATGCCTGGCTGCATCGCCGCTTCGATCTGGACGCGGGTAAGCGCTGCGCCCTCCGATTCGGACGGCACCGCGTCAAGCTCCTGCTTCATCTTGGCGGTGCGCTTGCCGTAGCTGTCGCGGATTTTCTTTTCCCAGGCGTCCTCCGCCTCTTGCGACCACTCCTCGCCGCGGATCAGACAACGGCGTTTGAACAAACCGTTCCGAACCGCGTCGGCAAATGTGATGGTGTGGATCGAATAAGGCGGCTTGCCCGTGGCGCGCACTTCCCGGATCAGCTCATTGAACGGATTGAGATGGCCGTAGTGGGTCGAGATGATGCGAACCTTGCCGCCCCAGATCAGCAGGGCGTTGACCGCGTCCAGCAACTCGCGCACGTCCTTGTGGAAGGCCGCTTCGTCGATGACGACGATGCCCTGCAGGCCGCGAATATTCTCCGGCCGCGACGACAGAGCTTCAACCCTGAAGCCAGAGGCAAAGCGCACCCGGTAAGCTGCAATCTCCTTCGATGAGCCGTCTTCGCGCTGGTCCAGGAACATGAACTCCTCGACAGTCGCCAGCTCCTTTGCCACCACGCGGGCAAAGTGTGCGACGTAGCCGATGAACTCACGGCCCTTGTCCTTGGTGTCGCCGATATAGAAGATGTTGTCGCCACCGGCCGAGCGCGCAGCGGCGGCAATCAAGGTGTCATCGAGGGCTTCGGCGAATGTGATGCCGGTACGGCGTCCCTTCTCACAGAGCTTCAGGTCGGACAGGTCGGCCAGCCAGTCGGCCTGGTGTTCCATCAGGATGCCGTCCGCTAGCGGGTCGAGGTCCGCCGGAATTTCCGCCCCATGGGGCAACTCGGCCGGCAACTCCTCTTCCGAGCGCGGCAAGACTGGCGGATCGATCCACTTCGTTTCGGGAAGTTCGGGCGTGGTCACGGGCTACGCCTTCACGTGTCTGGAAGCTGAGGTCAGCTTGCGGAGCGCAGCTTCGGCATGCCGGCGACATTCGATGGCGCCAATCATCGCCGGATGGCCGTCTTGCAAACTTTCCATGAACACGATCTCGCGCCGCAATGCGTTCTCCACGGCTACCGCCTGGTCCAGCGACAGAACGAGCGGAACGTAAGGCGGCTCCCTCATTTGGCTGCGGCCTTGACGCCCAGGAACTCGCGGCGCAGCTGCGCGGTGCGATCGGCGGTCAGGCCAAGTTCACCGGCAACCTTGTCGATCGCCGCGTCGGCCTTCTTCTCAAATTCGGCCTCAACCTTGATACGCCTGGAAGTCGAAACCCCCTGTGCCTGCGCGGCACGGTAAAGCGCGCCGGCCAGCTGCATTGCGCCCTTGGGATCGAGGCCGGCTTCACCCCTGGTGTCGAGGATCTCGAACACCAGTGTCTTGATCGCCTCGGCCGCCATCAGTGTCAGTTCGTCTGAGGTGCCGGCATCGAAGCGCTCGGAAATGGCCGCTGCGATCTCGCGTGTCTGTTGAAGCCTTCGCGTCATCGATGCCAGCCGCAGCGAATAGCGGTTGAACGAAGAGAATGACGGGATGTCGAAACCCAGTCCCGTTTCGCCCTGCAGCGCGATCAGCTTTTGCTTGAACTCGGCGTAGATGGCGAGCTGGGTTAAATCCCGCTGCGCAAGCTCCTTCGCTGCCCAGGTGATGATCTCCGAACACTCGTCGGGCAATTGGTCGATCGCCGACAGCCGGCCCCGGCCGGCGCGCCGCGCCACCTCACGCCTCCGGCGAAGGGCGCGCGATACCCTCGATGAACGATCGGCGCTCGCAATGGTCGGCACCGGATCGGGTGATGGAGGCAATGAGCACACTGCCCGTTTCGACGCACCTAAGCGCTCCGAGTTCCTCCATCTGGCGCAGTTGGGTGCGGACCCAGTCGCGCGAACGCCGATGTCCAAAGCTGTCCAGCACGGCCGTCAGGATCGTCTCGTTGAGCGAGCCGGAGGTCTGCCTCGCCAACTCCTTAAGGATGATCAGGCGGGCGTCCTGAGTGACGAATTCCGGGTAGTCCATCAGCTACGGCTCTTCTTCTCTGCCAACAAATATTCCTCGATGCGCTTGGACGTGCGCGCCGACTGATCGGCCGACGCGCCGATCTTTGCGATCTCGGCCTGCATGTCCTTCAGTGCCAGCGCCAGCTCGTGCACCGCTTTCTGATCGGGGAGATGTTTGAGCTCGTCCTCACACCGCTGGATACGACGATCCATCGCGCTGTTTTCCCGGTCGATCTCTTCGTGCTTGTCCCGGTGCGCGGAAATGAAATTTGCAAGGTCTTTGGCGACCTTCTTCTCGCCGGCCGTAAACCAGTTGTAGACGATGCCGAACAGCGCGATCGCGGAGAGTGCCAGCGCGATGTAGCTCTCGATCTGTTCCATTAGGCACGTCTCCTGGTCTGCCGTTCGATGAAGGTTTCACAGCCGATGCAACGCTGGGCACTGGGCAACGCTGCGCGCCGCGCCGGCTCGATCGGTTCGCCGCAATCGATGCAGACACCGACACCGGAGGCGACAATGCCGCGTGCCGCTGCTTGCCTGGCGCGCATTATGCCGGCGGCGCGCTCCTGTTCAGCGCGCCGCTCGGCGATGTCGAAGTCACGCTCGCCGAAATTCATGCTGCATTGTCCGCAGGCTTGTCGCGCCAACTGCGCACGGCATTTATGGCGCTCTCACCGAGGGCTTTGACCGTATGGCCGCCCATGTAGAGCGAGATGAACCACGTGGTCAGTGTGAGCAGGACGGCGAGGTCGATCGCCTCGATCGCTGCTTCGGAGCCGGCATTGATGACGGGCAGGATGATGATGCGCCAGGTCCAGAAGAACGCCAGCAGATACATCCACCCCCAGCGCCAGGCGCTCTGAAACCAGGCCTCATTCTGCTCTGCCTGGAGCAGTGCGAACTGCCCAGCAAGGCCCGCCTGCCAGAGCTGTATCAGTTCCGGCGCAATGGCCTCGGTTTCCCTGATGGCGGCGCCAAGGTCCTTCTCCGGTAGGTCGGGCAGCTTTTCGGGTGCTACGCCGGCCTTCTCAGCGATCGTGTCGATGACCGTCCCGGCAAGGTCGCCGCCAGCCTGGCCGACGCTTGCGCCAAGCCTTCCCTCAAGCACGTTTTTGACGAGCGTTGCGCCGACCTTCGACGCAACACCTGCCAAGATCGCTCCGATCGCACTCATAACAGTATTCCGATCATTGCCAGGGCGATTGCCAGGATCACCAGACACACTCCGGCGAACCCCGAGACAAACATGATCCTGCCGACGAAATCGGTGGGTGCGGGATCGGTAAGCAGAAAGACGACGTAGGTCGCGATACCGCAGATTCCGACCAGGGCAATGGCCTCGAACGCACTCATGCTGCGCCACCGAACAGATAGCCGGCACCCCAGAGCAACGCAGCACCGCCAAGACTGCTGCCGACGAGTATCAGCATCGCAGGCGGCGCCCGCTCCCAAAACCGATCTGCCTTCAAGCCGGACAGGACGGCAATCGCGCAGGCAATGCCGAAGAGCAGGATCACGATGGCATCGCCTACAATGATCCAGAAGAGGACGGCGTTCACATCCACAAGCGCGGGACTTTCTGCCGCCGCGCCGGTGCCCGCGAAGCCTATTCGCATGCCGACAGCCAGGGTCACCATCACGACAAAAATGTGAAGGGCAATGATCAGCCCAAAGGTGCGTAGGTATGTGGTCATTGTCAGAAGCTCCTCAGCCATTTGGCAAAGCGGGGCGCGCTGCCCTGCACACGTGCTGCGATCACGTCTCGGTATTGCCAGGCGAGCCAGCAGCCGTAGAGCGCAGCGCAACCGATCACGAGCACACCGATCGTCGTCAGCCACGGATCGCCGATGAGGCTCGAATCCAAGGCGGTGGGATCGGGAGCAGCGGCCTCATTTCCACCGGTCGCGACAGTTGCGCCGCCGCCCGTGACAATGGTGGCAGCACCTTTCGACCGCGCGTCGAGTTCACGCTGCAAGGTTGAAAGTGTCGCCCGGCCGATCTTGCCATCGACCGTGAGGTCATGTTTGCGCTGGAAAGTGGTAACGGCCTCAAGCCGGACTGCACCCTCTCTTGCGCCAGGGGCGTAGCCGAGTTTGGCGAAGGCGCGGCGCACCTCCACGATCTCGTCGACCGACATTGCGATGACAAAAACGGCGTAGGCGACCGACGGCTTGGCGGTCGAAGCAATCTTCAGATGTGCAGGCCACTTGTTGTCCAGGATGAGATCGGCTTCTTCGGCGCGGCGGCGAACAAGCCCTGGCAGCACTTTTCCGCCGCCCTTGCGCCACTGGCCAAGGCTCGCGCGGATAGCTTTCTTCGTGGCGTTCTTCAGCCACAGCTTGACCCAGCCTGCGCGGTCGATCGCTCCGGTGTTGAAGTCGAACGAGACACCGCCATCGAATTCATGCGCCTTGGCTTTCGGCATCGCCTTGGCGACGCGCGGCTCATAGTTGCGGCGAAGGGCTGTTGCGAGCAACTGCGAAGCGCGCTCGCGGGTGATGGTCATTCCGGCCGTAACCTTGCCGACGCCTGCCGCCGAAGTGATGCCTGTGCCAATGGTCCAACGCCCGGCCGGGCATCGGTAGGCTTTCAGCACCACGCCTTCATGCGCTTCGAGGAAGACTATGCCCTTGGGGCTCGTTTGCATCTGAGGCACCTGCTTGAACGGAAGGTCGGTTTCCGCTCATATGTGCCTGTCGATGCCGCCCCATGCGGCCCTGACAGTGTCAGGTGTTAGGGAGTATCAGGGGTTTCGCCCTCGGCGATCTCTCCCAACTGTTTTTTTAGTTTTTCGAGCAGTTCCAAGGGATCAGCGCCGGTTTTCTCAAGATGCTCTGCCAGCGGACTATACGGCAGCTCGAAATCTCCAGTTTCCAGAAGCACCAGCGCCCGCTCTGCAACCAGTATCCATCGCTCGGCCTCCAGTGCCGAAATGCTTTCTGGCGTCGACACCGCATCATCATTGAAGTCGACGTAGATGGCCTGCTGGCGTAGCTTTTCCAGGTCTCCCCTGTAGGCTTCCATCATTACCTTCGAGACCCACCTCCGCTCCACGTCAAACCGAGCCCATTCCAGCGTGGTCAGCGGCGGCAATTTTCCCTCTAAGGCCGCCGATATTTCGCGTCGATAGTCTTCAGGAATCGGCGCAGCTGCCATTTCAGAAAGGCTCTTGTGGCGTCCGCGGTGCTTCTTGGAAAGCGATTGTGCAGCTTCGCTAAACTCAGGAGTAGCAATCCCATATTTCTGAAATAGGGAAAGGATCATCAAGGTGGCTGCTAGAGACTGGCGGAACTGATGCCACGACGGAGTGTACTTGGTTTTTGTTGCGTGCATTTCGAGGCCGTGCCCCTTACCGATCTCCTCAAATGCAAGGATAGCAAGAGCCAGCGCTGTGCCATGGCTTCCACCTCCCTTTAGTATAAGTCGTGCGTCATCAATCAGTCGCCGTGCGTTCGCGATGACGTGCTCGACATTGTTGTCTGCGGACTTCTCGTACTCACCGCTCACACCAGGGCTCCCTCTTGCCGGCCCATTTGCGTGCCAGACCCTCTGCGATCAGCATGTCCCCAATGTCACGGCCGTGCACCGAAACCACAGCCAGAGTGCGGCCGAAGCGGTCTTTCATTCGGCCGGTATCCGGGTCACCACGCGTAACAACAATTGCGCCGAGTGCCAGCAGCTCTTCGACGCGCCGTTTCGCAACCAGGCCGAGCCGGCGCTCGGCATCGCATTGTGCGTGGTGGATTTCCGGGGTGTCGATGTTGGCAATGCGGATGCGCTCGCCTGCGACCTCGATCGTGTCGCCGTCGATGGCAAAGGTGGCAGTGACAGCCAGAATCAGCAAAGCCTTCATGGTCTCGATCCCTAAAGCAGTTTGCGCTGCTTGTCGTCGCGCTCTTCCTTCATCCGGCTGCGGGCACGGAACGCGCTGCGCTCATGCATGCCGGCCGCGCTAGCTGCCTGCGGCGCCGACATTCCATCCTTGAGTGCCTTGTAAAGCCGCTGTCTCTGATGCCCCTGCTTCGCGATCGGTATCAGCACCCGCGTGCCGGTATTGGCAACTCGAAAGTGCGCGCAGATCAGCTCGGCCGCCTCCGTGCCGACCAACTCAGTCAGCCAATGGTCCTCGCCAGCGCTGTAGGGAATATAGACGGTGGTACCACCCTTCGCCCGCGCGAGTGCCCAGGCGGCTTCCGGTCCCGCCACTTCCGCGATTTCGGCCAGCACGGCCGGAAGCATGGAGCGCGTACTCATTGTCCACGCGTCTCCATCTTGAGCATCTCTGCGGTGATGGCGCGTAGCCACCCGGCTAGCTCTCCGCGCTTCTTTGCGGACTTCTCGAACTTCAGCCTGGTTACAAGCGCCTGCCGCCGTTCGCGCAGGCGGGCATAGTCGCTGGAAACGGGAGCCGGTCGCACCGGCAACGGTGGCTCACCGATCGGAGGTGGCGTGGTCAGTCCGGGCGGGAAAGGCTGGATAACGGGCATCATCTTGCCCTTTCCAGCTGCAGCCCTCGCATTGTCGAGGTGAGCTGCATGCCCTCTTCGGAGCGCCAGATCAGGCACAGCGTGTAGCTGCCGTCCTTGCGCCGGTGCAGTGATGATTTGCGCGACAGCTTCCAGTTGCGGCCAGCGGCCGCCAGCGGATGCTCGCCGATCTCGGTCGCGGCGAACTTCTCGATCACCGCAAAGTCAACATTCACACGGCCTGTGCGCTGCCGCTTCGCCATCACTGCACCTTGCGAAGCGCACGGATGCGCTCGCCGAGCCGGTTCATGATCCCCGCCCACTCACCAGCCGTCATTCGATCGAGCGGGTTGAACGAGTGATCTTCGCAATAGGATTTGAAGGCATGGAACGGCGGCAGGGCTTCGCCGGCCTTGGCGAGCAGTTGCCACTGTGCCATTGCGATTTTTGCGCCCGGCATGCGCTCCCAGCCCGCCATGTGCTGGCCAAGCGTCCAGTCAACGCCGGCCTCGCGCGTCATCCATGCCTTGAGCGCCTCTATTGCTTTGTCGGCGTCTTCCGGATGATGCAGGAACCGCACATGTTCGATGCCCGTCTGGCGCTGCACGAATGAGATCAGCGCGGCATCCGCCCGGTTGCGCACGATGCCGAGGTTCCAGGCTGCAATCCACAACGCTTGCAGCTTCTTCGCAAAGCGTCCTTCAAGGGCCTTTTTCGATGGCTTGAAGCCCTGCCTGCGCAGTTCGTCGAGCACCTGGCCGCGCTCGCGCTCGCTCATGTCCTTCGAGGATGCCTTGCCGGTCACCCGGACCAGCACGGCGCGATAGGTCTCGTCGTCCAGGCCGAGCTGCTTCCTGGCAACATGGATGGCGGCGAGCGCGTTCATGGCCGCTGCGTTTCCGCTTCACGTACACGGGCGAGGTGATTGGCGACATCCGCCTCCGGCAGCCGCAGCAATTCTGCGATCTGGTCGGTGCGCCGGCCGATCCCGAACAGATAGGCGACGCGCTCCAGCCGCTGCTCTTGGAGAAGCCAGCGGTCGCGCACCGACCGGTCCTTACCGGCATAGGGGATCAAGGCTCTCATATGAGAAACCTCGCATCGATGGCCGCCGACTTGCCGGTCTCGGCAAATGCCCCCTTGCGGCCTTCGACCAGCATGTCGACAAACAGCTGGCCCCACATTTCACCTACCGCCAGCGCCTCCGCCTGGCTGCCCGTCTGGCTGTTGATGGTCGCGGCCATGATCGAGGCGAAAGCCGCGAACGCGTCGTTGTGCGCCGACCCGGCGATTGCGGCCATCACCCTGTCGGCAACGGCGTTCTGTTCATCGGTAAGTGCGCGCTTCATCGCCCGGCCTCTTCCAGCAGCTCGGCTGCCAGCTCAGCGATCTTGGGCTGGAAAAAGCCCAGGCGAATATCGAGCGGAGACGAGAAGCCGCCGACTTCGTCGCGACCTGTTATCAAAGGCGTATCGACAGCTGACGCCAGGCATTTCGCCAGGCGCGTTTCAAGCGGCTCCAATTCCGAAACGTCTTCGCCGAGTTCTCGGTCGATCGCTCGGTCGAGGTCCTCGCCACCAAGGATGACATTTTCCGGCACCTGCCCGGCGAAGATGCCACCCATCGCGATTGCAGTCCGTTGGGTCGATCGATTGCGCAGGAAACGGTAGCGCGCGGCATCCCGCTCCAGCGCCGTCTGGATGCGGTCCTGGCAATGCGAGCACAGATCGTCGTCAGCCCAGGCGAGCGGCTCGCCGTCGATCTCCATGCCTGGCTCGATATGGGTGATGCCGCATTCCCGGCACTGGCGATCTGTGTTCATCACGCCCTCTTCGCAACGACGCGGTCGGGCGTTATGCCGTGCGCGACGAGCCGGTGCGCGACGAGCCCCTTGACCCCGCGCAGCTTCTTCCCGCATTCGGGACACTTTTCCTGCGCGCCGGAGCGGCTGCGTTTCTGACTGCGTTTCATAGGGTTTTCCCTTCGCGTTCGGCTTCCTCGACCAGTTCCAGAAGCTGCGAGAACTCGTCGCGCAGCCTGTCGCACTCATCGACAATCATCTGGTCGACATCGCCGTAGCAGCCGGCGATCTCTAGGAGAGCATCGCCCATCCGGGCGATGCGCTTGCGACTGAATGAGGCCATCGATTTTGGGGTGAAATGCCGAGGCGTTGCCAGGCCAGCCATCGCTCAGCCCTCCCTTGGCTCGATCGGCACCGGGCCGGAGCCGGCAGGATTGAAGGGGTCTTCGGAAACGCCCAGGCAGCTCTCGCAATAGCGCAGCATGTTCTGGCCTCCCTCGCTCCACATCAGCAGTGGAACGTCGCGCTCGGGCGGTGTCTGGCGACAACGCGAGCATGTGCCGTCATCAGTCCTGATGTGCCAGTGATCGGTGAGCCTGATGCCGCCCGGCACGAGGCTTTCGACGGGGACCGGGTGCTCCATGTCCTTACGCCTTCGCCAGGTCGATGGTGATTGCCCGCCACTCGCCATCCGGCCGATCGCGCTCGTAGAAGCGGACATATTCGCGCGAACCGACCACGCGCATGGCGTCGCGGATCGCCGCCTGGGCGCGCTTCCACCGCTGGTCCTCGATGTCGAGACGCAAAAGCATGAATACTTCGGAGCGGTTGATCTGGCCTTCCTTGTCGGTGTTGAAGGCGCGGGTCACCACAGCCCGGATTTCGGGGCGCGCGTCGTCAGCCCATTCGGTCAGGCACTCGTCGATCAGCCCCTTCGCGACTTGCAGTTCCGGCCCGAAATCGACCTTGTCGGCCACCTGCACCTGCACCTTCATCAGCCCGTCATAGGTCTGGTAGGAGCGGTTGCCCTTGATGGATGCCCGCGCGCGGCCGCCATATTCCTGGTCGAGCAGCGCATCGAACTCGCCGAGGTCGGTCATTGTGTGCCCGCGGAACCGGCCGATCTGCGCGTTGAGTTCGCGCGCGTAGCCGACCACCTTGCGGACGGTCTCGTCTTCGAGCTTGTGCTGCGGCTTGACCAGTTCGACGGGCATGAGCGCGCCCTTCGGATCGGTCATGTAGTCCTTGCCATCGATCGACGTGATGCCGTCGTCGAAGCCCTGCGTCTCAGTCGCCTGTTCCACTGTTCGTCTCCTGTTTGGCTGTGTTTGTTTCGTCCCGCAGCTCCGCCATTAGGCGGCGCACAGTGGCGATCTGGGTGAAGATTGCGTGATGGCGGGTGGCGGCGTTTTCTGAGGTGCCGACAATCGGCATATCGAGCGCCCGGATCAGCAGCTCGGTTTCGAGGCAGACGGCCCAGAAGCGCTCGACGGCATGAGCAAGGGCAAGCTCGCCTGCCAGGCTAACCCTTGTCGCGCGAGGATTGGCGATGATCTGGCCGGCAAGATCGATGACATCGATCTCGGCCGCCAGGCGCAGAAGAGCGACGTTGCGGGGGTCGTTCATTTTCCCCTCCGCCCAAGCGCTTTCCGCAATGCACGCGCCTGCTTTTCTAGGGCCATGCGCGCGTGGATTTCGCCGCGCGAATAGCGGGCTTGCTCAAGTCGGCCGAGCGCGTCGGCAACGCCGCGAGCCGCATCCATCAGGGTCGGGTCCGGCTCACGCACTATCCTCGGCTGGAGCCGCGCCTGCGCCTGCGCCAGGTGCTCTGAGATAAGCGGCGACAGCCGCTCGGCGATTTGCCGTTCCAGACTGTCGCTCATGCCGCACCTCCCTGGCCATCATGGAAAGTACGGTGAATGACCGGGAAGAGCCTCAGATTGCTGTCCGGCCGGCCCAGCTCCGCCACCACAGCGTTGGTTGTTTCGCGATCAGCGCTCGGTCGTTTCCAGTCCGAGCGCTCGGCCGCATGCTCAATCCGCCGTGCGGCAATCAGCATTTCTTTGAGTTCGCTGCGCAGCGTGCGAACCGCATCTCCCGAGAGTTGAACGCCGGTCCCTTCGTAGTCGGCGAAGAACCGCCGCAACTGCGAAAGGCTCTCCGAGACTGAGCATTGAACCTTGCTCATCGATCAGTCCTCCACCGCTCGATTTTCCCAGGCGGCGCGGATGTGGCGCTCGTTGATCGCTTCGCCTTTGCCGGCGGCGACCAGCCCGGCGAGTTTCAGTGTCTTGTCGATCTGTCCAAGCGCACCCGGCTTGTTGCCGATTCCGGTCAACAGCTTCCGGGCGGACGCATCGGTAATTCCCCACGCGTCGATGACGATCTGAATGTCCTCGGAATAGGGATGCAGACGGCGGAGCCGCTTGCCGAAGCGCCGCTTGATCTGGGCGTAAGAGGGCCCGTCCGGCCGGTTCTTGAACCGGTCGTAGATTTCCTCGTTGCCGATGAGAGCGATGCCGCACTCGTTGAGGTCCAACAGACTGCGCAGCTGGTCGACCGCTGCATCGACCAGGTTCTGGGCTTCATCGACGATCAGCAGCGTCTTGCGGCCGTTGCGCTGCAGCCGGTCACCGATCGCGCGATGCAGCTTCGCCGGGTTTTGCTGGGTGATGCCGAGCGCGGTGGATATCTCGACGAGCATACCGTGCACGGTCTTCGTGTGCGGCGTCATGGTGACGTGATAGGCGTGCGGTCGGATCGAGCAGTAGTGTTTGGCGGTGTAGCTCTTGCCCATTCCGGCTGCGAGCGTGATGACTGCCATTTCCGGCAGCATCTGAGCGTAGGTGAGCGTCTCGACGATCTCGCGCGCGGTACGGGTTTCGACAAAGCCTGGCGATGCCGGAACGCCCTCTGTCAGTTGCTCCATCTCATCGAGCGCTTCGAGCCACTGACGAACCTTGGCGTTCATCGTGTCGAGGCGCCCGCCATATTTGCCCGAAAACCATTGGTTGAGCGTTCCATCGGCCATGCCAGCCTGCCGGGCGACTTCGGCCTTCGACCAGCCGCGTGCTCCGGCGAGCGCGCTTACCTTCGCAATGAGTTTCCGCCACTCCGCCACATCCTCGACGCTGCGGCCGGCGCCATCCGCTGATGGTGCGGTTGCGGGGAGTGCCCAGATTGAAACTGTCTGATCGGTCATGTATATCTTCCTCTGTTGTGTTGGCCCCATGCGGGCCGGCTGCTTGGCGGGGTTCGACCCCGCCTTCTTTTTTCAGTCGTCTCGGCTCGCGATCAGACGGAGGCCCCGGCTGAATGCGTTCTCGAAATCCTCGGTTGCTTCAGGAGCTGGCGCAGCTGTCCTGCCGCCAACCGCCAGACGTTTCACTTTCGGTGGTATGGGGTCGGCCGCAGGTGCCGGATCGTCGGCACCGTAGAGCCGCGCCAGCTCATCTGCGGAGAGCTTGTCGCGGAGCCGCTCATGGTCGCGCAGCGCCTTCAGGAAGGCCGCCCGGTCGCGCGCCGTCGCGCGTGCGGCATCGGCATCATCGAACCCGACCGGTGCTATGCAGTCGGCCTCGCAGATAAGCCGTTCATCCCGGTCATAGACCCTGATCGGCTGTTGGAGGTTGTCGGGATCGAACCTGACGGTCACGCTTTTGCCCGCAAAGGCATTGAGCGGTGCGGCCCAGTAGCGGTTGCCGAAGAACTCGATCTCGCCGGAGCCGCGCTTTGCGCGAACGCGATCTGCGGCACACAGCCAAAGCGCCTTCTGCGCGTCAGTGGGGTAGCGCACGAGCGTCGTTGGCTGTGCCATGCTGTCCTTGAAGGTCTCAAGGAATGACCTGCCTGCGCAGGACGCCGCTCGGCGGCCTGGCTGCTGATTGTGGGCTTCGATTTCCCTGGCCACGTGAGCGCGGAACCGGTCTTCATCGATGGCCGTCGAGCCATAGTTTTCGGGCTTCGCGTCGGGACGGTTGCCTGTGTAGGCGCCGGCGCAGATCGGGTGCTTGGCAATCGCGTCGGCGAGGTCGCGAAAGGCCCTTTCGATCGGCTTGGACTGGCCCGAATAGGGCAGTGTGAAGTTGATTGAGATGCCGAGCGTGGTCAGCAGCCCGCGCGGGTCTTCATCCCTGACCTTGAAGCGGTATCGCGTCGGTGATCCACCGGATATCCATTTTGATGCGAAGGCGCGACCGTTATCGAGATAGATGGCCTCCGGTATCCCGTGGCGCTCGACCATGTCCCCGATGACGAGCCGCACAGCCTCCTTGTTTTCGGTTTCGGCCAGGCGCCAGGCAATGATCATTCCCGAGTAGAGGTCCTGCAGGGCGATCAGGTGCATGCGTGCAACACCGCCATCGGCCCGGCGCACGAAAACATCCAGCTTGTGGCCGTCCATGTTGACGGCCTGCATGGCGTGGAGATGTGAACGGATGCGCTGTTGTGCCGGAAAGAGCGTCTTTGCCATGTCCCGGCCGGCGCGTGCGAGTGTGGCGACGGCACGGGGCACTTCGGCTTCCAGGCGTCGCCGTAGTGCGCGCTCTGAAGGAATTGGAAGCCAACCGTTCGCAGATGCCGCCTTGCGCATGCGCCTGTAGCATGACGAAAAGCTCGGCTCCTCCGATCGTAACCAGTCGGCAGTTAGTATCTCCCAGGCCTTTGGGTGGCACGCGGCGAACTTGGCCGTTGCCTTGTAGGCTGGCGCCAGCGTGGCAAGCCAATCGGCCCGGTCAGTGCCCGCTGTCATTCGACGCCAGTTGAAGATGGTGGCGGGCGATGTGTCGAAACGGTTGGCTGTCAGGGCTGCTGCTGCGGTGACCGTGCGCCCTGCGGACAGGTGCCCCTCCATAAGATCGAGCGCCTGCAACCGTCGCCTGCATTCCTCTTTCTGGCGGTTTGAGAGCGCCTCATACCGCGCCCAAAGGGCCTTCGAGGCGGGGCTTTGCTTGCGCTCGGGCAGCGGTTCGGCCGCGAGCAAAAGCCGCGCCCGAGCGCCAGGCGGCAGCACAGAGATGTGATATTCCCATCCGCCGCCTCGTTGTGTAGCCCGGCGCGCTTTGGCGGGGTCCGCTCGCCAGCCTCGGGCGACCGCCATGCTGTTGATGGTACGAACCGTTCCAGGAAGCTCCGGCGCGCCGGCAGCGACGATTTCGGCCGGGCTGAACCATTCCTTCCGCGCTGCCGCGTCCAAGCTTCTCACCCGCGCTGCCTCCGTCCGATCACGACAGGTTCGGCACGCAATGCTTTCAGACGCTGGTCGAGTTCCTTCATTTCCTGCTGAACGCGGCCGATCTCGGCCAGCCGGGCTTCGTCTCCCTGCAGCACGGTGTAACCCTCGTCCTTGAGCAGAAAGTCCCAGAGCCACGAACAGCCGGTCGCCCGAACGAAGGCGACCAGTTTCACGAAGCTGATATTGTGGGCGTCCTTGCTCTCGGCAGTGTAGCTGTCGAGCATCGCCTTGGAGAATGACGGCTGGCCGAGTTCCTGGGCCATGCGCATGGCAACCGCATATCGGTCGTCAGGACACTCGCGCAGCGCTTCAGACATGGCCCGCGCCACCTTGGAACGCAGGGCGGCTCCGTCCATGCCGGTCTTCGGCATCCGTGATGGATAGATCGGTTCGAACAGGTCGCCCTGCGCCGTGTCGCGCTGTTTCCTCGCCGGCATCGGGTTAGGCTCCCCTCACACCGATTTCCGAAAGAAAGCGCGCGCGCGTCGCTTCGTCGGCGCGCGACCAGGTCGCAACGAGCCTGTCGAACAGCTCCTCCTGGGCGGACTTCTGCGCACGGCTCGTCTTGTCTGTGACCTCGATGGCATCTCGGATGTTGCAGCCGTCGCTTGCTGCGATGGCGATCTGGTGCTGTCGCGTCGGGTCGAGCTTGGCGAGCTTCAGCAGCAGGCTCTGATTGTCGGCCTCGTCCGTACCGCGTAGTCGCTGGCGCAGTTCCGGGGTGAGCGATCTACCTATCTGCTGGGCGCGCTCAACTGCGCGCCGCGATAGCCCCATGCGCTCGCTGACCCGTTCGAAGAAGTGATCTTGGGCAGTGTCTTCAGAAACCTCCGCCAAGTTGGCGGAGGTTTCCGCATTCGGTCGGCCGCCCTTGTTCCAGCCGTGCTTTTCTTCCCACAGCTCCCGGTAGCGCAGCACAAACACCGCCCGATCCAGTGCTGACAGCTCATTGCGGAATACGTTCTCCTCGATCTCCACCATCTGGCCATCGGCCTTGTCGGCCTTGACCACCGTTGCTTCGATTGCCTGAAGCCCGGCGAGTTCGGCACCACGCAGCCGGTGGGCACCCGCAATCAGCGTATAGGGCCGTTCCGCGCGGGGTGTAGGTCTGACGGTGACCGGGTTAAGGAGGCCGATACGAGCGATCGACTGGCCAATCATGAAGGCGTGGTCTTCCTCGACCGCGCGCAGCCGCTCCGGCACGATGATCTTCTCAAGCGGTATCGTCTTGAACTCGGCCATCAGACGACACCCCACTCTTGCTCTTGCCGCGCAAAGCGATCGAGCGCAGCGAGCGCCTCGCGTTCAAGGAAATCGAAAAAGGCCGCTGTTGACGGCCGCTCGGCCGCTTCGATCACGCAGAGCTGGCAAGCGTGGCTGACCGTCGTGCGGTCCCTGCCGAAATGACGGGCAGTCGGGGTTTGGCCGGCCTGGAGACGTGACGCCATCAGATACATGCCGACCTGGCGCACCCAGCTGGTCGTGTGGTTGAGCTTTTCAGAAGACAGGAGCGTATCTTCCCGGATCGTCGGGAAAACGCCGGTGAGGACTTCGACAACAGCGCGATGCAAGAGGTCCGGGCGGTCAACGGAGAACGGTGCGTTCATGGCCGGACCCCCGCGGAAACGAAGATCAGGACCCCAGCAACAATGGCGAGGGTTGCCGCCGCGGCGATGAGTGAAGCTGAACGGTCACGTGGCATTCGGCGGCAGCCAAATCCGCGGACGATTTTGACAGGCACCATGTCTATGCGGCCCTTTCGTTTCGGCGTTGCCGCAGCGTCGGGGGCCGCTCATAATTTTCGGGAGGTTGCGGGTGCTTCCGCTGACCGCTGGCTTCATAGCGTTCGGGCCAAAGCTCATTGGCTTCGACAGCGAGAGTGGCGGAAATCGCAGCCTCGCCCTTTGCGTTGGGCTCCCGGTGCGCCGTCCGGTAGGCGGTGCCTTCGGGAAGGTCGTAGCGACGGTCGATGTCGGCGAAGGTGAGACCTCTGACGAAGAGGTCTCCCCTGATCTTGGCCGCACGGGCGATCGGGTCCATACTGCGCTCCGGTGGTGAAGGGAGGCCGGTCCAGGGCCTCCCTTCTTTCGGTGGTCTAAATCCACGGTCGTGGATGCAGCCTAAGGATTGGGAGTATTCTCCTTAGATGTCAAGGAGAATTATCCTACCGAGGGGGAGTGTTGGGATTCAAAGAGCGACTACGGCAGTTGATCGATGCAGAAGAAGGGGGAAACCAATCGGCGCTAGCGCGGCGTTCTGAACTGGACCCGGCGTCGATTCGCCAATATCTGAGCGGTTCTCAGCCAACGCTTTCAAACGCTCTTGCCATCGCGCGCGCGTATGGGGTCTCCATGGACTGGCTGGTCAACGAGGAGAATACTTCTCAAAAGATGATGCGCACAGGCGACGACTTCATTGCGATTCCTCACCTAGATGTTCGAGCGAGCGCCGGCTCCGGGCGTCTAGCAGTGATCGAGGAGGCGGATACCCAAGTGGTCGCGTTCCGCCGCGATTGGCTAAGGCGACTGGGAGTTAACCCGAAGCACGCTCAGATCATTGTGGCCGAAGGCGATTCGATGTACCCGACCATCAGCCACGGCGATCTCGTGCTCGTCGACCGGTCAATCGACAAGGTCGTAGACGAGGGCATCTATGTCCTGGTGTATGCCGGCTTGGTGAAGCTCAAGCGCATCCAGGTTCTTCTTTCCGGTGTTGTCTTGTTGAAAAGCGACAATCCGGCCTACCAGACTGAAGAAGTCAGACCGCACGAGCAGCCCGAATTGATAATTGAGGGGCGGGTCCGATGGACCGGCGGCGCAGTCTGAATCAAGATAAGGAGGAGGCTCTCAAACCATGGCAACGATTCAAAGAGAAGTTCGGAAGAGGGGCTTCTTCGGCAAGCTAGCGAAGTTCCTCTTTATCGCGTTCAACCTCTTGATGTTACTTTGGTTGATTACGTATTGGGTGTCAGCTGGAAACCTGATGTCTGAGATGCAGTCTGAGGCTGAACGGGCTGGCGGTGCCGTGGGCGCTACGCTTGCGACCGGCATGCTTCTGTTCTTCTGGGTGGCGGGCGCTTTGATCTTAGGCCTGATAACGCTTTTCACGCGTGGCCAACGCACACTGATCACCGAAGACATTCCCGGCCAGCACAATCCACGAAAGGATTGAACGAATGCCGTATAGGGTCGCAATAGCAGTGGTAGCTCTAGTCTGCTCCACTATAGGTTCTTTGGCGCTGTCTGACCTGGATCGTCTCCAGCTTGCACAGGCGCTGGGGACGGTGCTCGGCTCGGAATCGGTCTGTTCCCTGTCCTACAACCCTGCAGCAATCGAGGCCTTCATTGAAGAGCGGGTTCCGGACGACGACATGCAGTTCCCGTCAATATTGGCGACCATGACACAAGGTGCCGGGTATGATCTTGATGAGATGTCGGACTCAGCCAAAACAGCCCACTGCGCCCAGATCAGGCGCATCGCAAAGAGCTATGGATTTGTGGAATAGCATCCAACTTGCAATGTGATCGCTTACCGCTGGTATCCTATTGTTTTTATTGTTCTTGTCGCCGTTCTCGACGAACTTGGATGCTGCGTCCAACTTGATTTTGGTTTTCGCGCCGATTTGACCAAGAACTGTGCGGCCGCCGAAATGGCTCTAAAGGCTGGTTTTCTGGGCTTTAGGTGCTCATTTGAGTGTTCATAAAGCCTGGTCGGACGCGCTGGTCATCGCATGCCCTTCCGGTGCTTGGCGCGCCGTTCCTTCTAAAACCCGCCGTCAAGTCGACCGAACCGGCTGCTCCCACTACCGTTCGCTTATGTGATTGTTTTGCCGCGACTTTTCAGTTCTTCCCGGCTGTTCCCACCTATTCCCACTAATTCTAAGACCCGGTGGCAGACAACAGCGGGGCGAGACATGTTCACCAACAAAACCAGAAACGCGATCGCCGCAACGGCAACGGAATTCGGCATCGAGCCGGCAGCGCTGCTCGCCGTCGCCGAGGTCGAGGCGGGCGGCAGGGCCTATGCGCTTTTTGAAGGCCGCCGCGAACCGCTGATCCGCTTCGAGGGACATTATTTTGACCGCCGTCTGGTGGGCGACAAACGAAGTCGCGCCCGCCGCGCCGGCCTGTCCGCGCCCGAAGCCGGCAAGATCGCCAACCCAGCCAGTCAGGCAGCCAGATGGCGGATGTTGGAACGTGCTGCGCGCATCGACCGCAAGGCAGCCTATGAATCCGTATCCTGGGGGCTTGGCCAGGTCATGGGCGCGCATTGGGCGTGGCTTGGATTCGCAAATGTCGACGCGCTGGTTGCCGAAGCGCGATCCGGCGTAGGCGGCCAGGCGCGCCTGATGGCGCGCTACATCGTGAAAGCCGGGCTGCGCGATGCGCTTGCCGACCGGGACTGGGCGCGCTTTGCACGCGGCTATAACGGCCCCGGTTACCGCAAGAACCGCTACCACAAGAAACTTACCACTGCCTACGCCAGATACGCAAAGAACGGCACGCCTGCGCCAAAGCCCGTCGGAGAGGGAACGCTTCGGCGTGGCGCGAGCGGCAAAGCGGTCGCCGACCTACAGTCAGCGCTGTCGGCCGCCGGCTATCCGCTCGCAATCGACGGGCGATTTGGCCGGCTGACTGCGATGGCTCTCCGCCGCTTCCAGGAGGATGAAGGCCTGCCCGCGAACGGCGTCGCCGACACCGGTACGCTCGCCGCCCTGCGCGCCCGGCTCTCGCTCGGGGGCCGGCTGCGTCGGTGGTGGGCGCGGATTGTGACCTTCCTCACTTGCCGCAATTGATGCTGGCCAGTCACCCAACCTGTGATAGAAGCGCCCGAAATAAATCGATTAGACCAACGGATCGACGGACGCATGAAAGACAGATCGAAAGCCATCATCGAACTGATCGCCGGACAGCCGGTGATTCCGGTGTTGAAAATCGACCGGCTTGCCGACGCCGTGCCTCTGGCGCGCGCACTGGTAAAGGGCGGGCTGAAGGCGATTGAGATCACGCTGCGCACCGACGACGCGATCGACGCCATCGCGCTGACGGCCGCCGAGGTTCCGGACGCGATCGTCGGCGCCGGTACGATCCTTTCATCGCGCGACTTCAGTGCCGCTACCAGAGCGGGCGCGCGCTTCATCGTCAGCCCCGGCACGACGCAGGAACTGCTGGACGCGGCTCATGAGCATCAGACGCCCTTCCTGCCGGGCGCGATTACGCCATCGGAAATGATGGCATTGCGCGAAGAGGGCTACCGCATGATGAAGTTCTTCCCGGCCGAACAGGCTGGCGGCGCTTCGTTTCTGAAGTCGATATCATCGCCGCTGGCCAGCATCAGCTTCTGCCCGACAGGCGGCATCACGCCCGCCAATGCGCGCGATTACCTGTCGCTGCCTAATGTGATCTGCATCGGCGGGTCTTGGGTTGCGCCGGACGATCTCATTGCCAAGGGCGCCTGGGATGAGATCGAAGCTCTGGCGCGCGAAGCCGCCAAGCTCGGCAAAGGCAAGGCTGCGGCCTAG